GCAGACCCAGGACATCACCGAAGGCCGCACGGCGCTGACCGTTGCGACGCAGGTCGGTGCCGATCTCGAGGTGTCGTCCGTCGACCTGACGATGAACATCTCGGACTTCGGCAAGCGCTACCTGCGTCCGCAGATGATCAAGATCGCCAACTCGGTTGATATCGCCATTCACAAGGAACTGGCGAACAATTGCCCGAATTGGGTCGGCACGCCGGGCCAGACGATCAACAGCTTCAGCGACTATGCGCTGGCGCCGCAGCGTCTGGACGAGCTCGCGGTTCCCACCAATGACCGCGTCGGCGTTCTGTCGCCGGCCGATTATTGGGGCACTGTCGGCAGCATCACCGGCCTGTCCGGCAATGCTCCGGTGAAGGAGGCCTTGCAGCGTTCGCGCCTCGGCTACTTCGCGATGACCGACACCTACATGTCGCAGAACGTGATCAGCCACACGGTCGGCGCGATCAGCGGCAGCGAGGAGGTGAACGGCGCCTCGCAGGGCAAGCTCTACACGGACGCCAAGGACACCGACTATCTGTCGCAGACCTTGAACATCAAGGGTATGACGGCCACGACCGGCACCGTGAAGGCGGGCGACGTGTTCACCATCGCCGGGGTCTATGCGGTCAATCCGGTCACGCTGGAAGTGCAGGACTTCCTGCGCCAGTTCGTGGTGCTGAGCGACGCAACGGCTGACGGTTCTGGGGATGCCGCGATCACGATCAGCCCGGCGATCATCACCTCGGGTCCGTACCAGACCTGCTCGGCGGTGCCGGCTGACTCGGCTGCCCTGACCTTCAAGGGCACGGCGTCGACCGCCTACAAGCAGAACCTTGTGTTCCATCCGGACGCGGTGACGCTTGCGGTGGTTCCGCTGATTCGTCCCGATGGCGCGGTCCGCGTGTCCACGCAGTCCTACAAGGGCATCTCGATGCGCCTGATCCAGGGCTACGACATGGGCAACGACCTGAGCCAGTGGCGCTTTGACCTGCTGTACGGCGTCAAGGCCATCCAGCCCCACCTCGCAACCCGCGCCAGCGGGAGCGCCTAAGGAGTGAATGATGGCTGTTCGTCAACTCACCAAGGAGCCCTCTGAGGGCACCAGCTTTGGTCAGGCCACCACGGAACTGATCAGCTTCTACAACGTGACCCCTGTCGCTCAGCAGAGCGGCACGGGCAATACGCACACGTCGGCGGCGGGCTCGACCACGACCGTGTTCACGAACACCACGTTCGACGGCTCGACGGGTTCGACCGCCTACACCGTGGGCGACATTGTGAAGGCGCTGAAGGCATACGGCCTCCTCGCCTCCTGATGAACAAGGAGCGGTCGCTTTCCGGTGACCGCTCCGCTCTCTTTCAGAAAGGCACGTATGTACGTTCAGGAACAGCCCAAGCCTCGTGAATGGCCCAAGTGGGGATACAGCCCTGAAGGCAAGCGCGCCCGCGTCGATTGCGTGGCCGATCTGCCGAAGGGCTGGAGCTTCGAGGAGCCTGTTGTGGAAGCGCCTGTGAAGCGCGGCCCAGGTCGTCCGCGGAAGGCCGCGCAGAGTGGCGAATAAGGAAGATTTCGAGGTCTGGGGCGGTGAGGATCGCACGCTCACCCTGCATGCACGCGACTCCTCGAATGCCGTCTATGACCTGACCGGCAAGACGGTGACATGGCTCGCGGGGTTCCCGCCCAATCGCCCCTATCTCCGCTGGTCGGCCATCAGCAAGACCGGAACGGTGACGGATGCCGCAAACGGCGTGTTCACCGTCGCCCTGTCTGCCGCGGACACTGAGGACCTTTACGGCAACTACGTTTTCCAGGCATCGGCCTCTGACGGGACGAACAGCGTCGTTGTCAGCGTGGGCCGGCTGAAGATCCGCAAGGAAATCCTGTCATGAGCACGGCCACGGCGAACGATATCATCAATCGGGCCGGGCGCCGGCTCAACATCCTTGCGGGCGAGGAGGAATGGACCGGCGCGGAGGCGGCGGACAACCTCCAACTGCTCAACGACATGATGCACGGCTTCAACGGCAAGGGCATCCAATACGCGCATGTCGATCTAGCGGCGGCCGATACCGTGAACATGCCGGATGAACTGATCCGCCCGCTCATCCTCGTGTTCTGCAAGGAACTGGCGATCGACTACGGCGAGCAGATCGACCCCATGACCATGGGCGAGATCACCGACGCTGAAAACCAGCTCAAGAACTACTACCTGAGCATCCCGCCGAGCGCGACCGATCGAGGGCTGATCCGCCGGGTGAACAACATCGGCCCCTTCAGTATAACCAGGGGCTACTGATGGCCGACGTTAAGAACGCCTTGGCAGCGCTCACGGCAAAAGGCATTCCCCTCACCAACTTCAACGCAGCGAACAAAGCGCTCAATATGACGCCGCAGGAGCAGGCGTTTTATCTGCGCCACCTCACCAACTTGTGGGGCAATGGCGGTGTCACCAATCCGGATGGCAGTCGGTCCTCCCTGTTGCAGCTCAATATTCAAGGGCCAGACGGCCGCGCCTACAACGTTCCCACCGTATGGAACGGACAGGAGTTGAATCCCGATAATAAGGCGCAGTACGCGCAGATCATGGCGAATGTTCAGGGTGCGGGAGGACTGCAAGCCTTCCCGTCCTACGCCACATGGCAGCAAGCCGATGACCGATACATCAACGGCATGCACCCGTTTATGGACAGGGACACGGCCAACTATCTCGCAATAGCGCGGCCAGATGGCGCGCCAATGTATCCGACACTTACGAGCGCCGCGCCCCAGAATAGCAACTTCGTGAACGCTCTTGCGGCAATGACGCGCTAATGCCCCGTTCTGCGATAGCCTTCGGCAGCACCGAACAGCGCTCCAACGCGCTGGATGGCGCGCGGCTGCTCAATCTCTATCCGGAGACGCCGCCGCTAGGCTCGCGGGCGCCGTCGCTGCAGATCACGGCTGCCTATGCACCCCTCAAGTCGGTGCTTTATGGCACGCCGGGTCTCAAGTCCTTCGCTACCTGCGGTTCGGGGAAAATCCGGGCCATGCGCTACGCACTTGGATATCTCTGGGTGCTGTCGGACGGCTCGCTCTATCAGGTCAGTCCCTCGGGCACGGCCACGCTCTGCACGGGCGACACGATCAATCCGGCCGGCGTCGCGATGATGGCCGACAACGGCAAGCAGGTTGCCATCCTGTCCGGTGGCGATAGCTATGTGGTGGGGCAGAAAGAGGCGTCCTTCGCCTTCCAGGTGACGGGCGGCAGCTACAACGCCGGCACCAACAAGCTCAGCAGCATCACCGTCGATTCGGTCACGATCACTTCGGGCGATGTGGACTGGACGAGCTCCAACAGCCAGCTTGCGGCGGACATTGCGGCCAACATCAACGCCTTCACCTCGACCCCGGATTACACGGCCACGGCGGACAATGACCGCGTGATCATCTCTGCCGCATCGGGAACGGGCGCGTCCGGAAATGGGCTTGCGGTATCCATCACCGTGGCGGGAACCGTGACGGTCAGCAAGACGGCAGGAACCACGTCAGGCGGGTCGGATAACGGGACCACAGTTGCCCAGATCACCAGCGACGGCTACCAGACGGCGTCCAGCATCGAATATCTCGACGGCTACGCGATCTGGAGCGCGGCGGACTCTGCTGAGTGGTTCATCTCGAGCCTGTACGATGCTTCGGCAATCGACGCTCTCGACTTCGCCACGGCCAGCAGCACACCGAGCAATCTCCTGCGGGTGTTCATCGACCATCGCGAAGTGTGGCTCTTCAAGCCCGATACGATCGAGGTCTGGGACGACGTAGGCGCTTCCCCCTGGCCGTTCCAAAAGAACCTGTCGGCCGTATTCGAGCGCGGCTGTGGGGCGGCTCTGTCGCCGGCCAAGATCGACAACTCGGTGTTCTGGCTGGGCGATGACAAGATCGTCTACCGCTCAACCGGCTACCAGCCCCAGCGGATTTCCACGCATGGCATCGAGGACATGCTGGAGAAGGCTTCCGACGTATCCGACGCCTTCGGCATGACCTACACGCAAGAGGGCCACGCCTTCTATGTCCTGACCTGCCCGACCCTCGGAAGAACGTTCGTCTATGACTGCGCAACCCAGAATTGGCACGAGCGGCAGAGCGGGACAGCGTTGATTCCGGGGGTCTGGGCGGTCAACTGCATCGTGCAGGCGTTCGGCAAGCTCTATGCCGGCACGTCTGGCGGCCTCGTAGGGGAACTGGATCTCGACACCTACACCGAGTTTAGCCAGCCGATCCGGAGGGCCGCGACAACGCCGCCGTTCTATGTCGATGGCAAGCGCTTCGTGGTGCCCGACCTTGAGGTTGAAGCCGAGCTCGGCGTCGGCCTGACGAGCGGGCAGGGCAGAAATCCGCAGATATTACTTAGGTGGAGTGACGACGGCGGCGCGACTTGGTCAAACCAGCGTTCTCTGAGCCTTGGGCTGCTCGGCAAGCGGTCGAATCGCCCGATCTTTCGCCGGCTCGGGATGGCACGCCAGCGCGAATTTGAATTATCCGTGTCTGATCCGGTCAAGGTCGCACTCTACGGCCTGCGCTTCGATGCCAAGGCGCTGGAAGCATGATCCAGAGCACGACCCAGATCGTGGACAAGGAGGGGCGGCCGACGCGAGAGCTTCTGAAGGCTCTCAAGGTGCCGATCATCTCGTCCGTCCGCATCGTGCAGAACAGCCTCCCGACACGGGCTTTCAGCCTCTACGCCGAGAACCAGGGCGTCTATCTGCCGCCGCACGTCGCCATCACGACGGTTGATGGCAAGCCGACGCGCGAATTTCTGAAATCGGGGTTGTTGGTATGAAATTGCTGCGCACCGAGTCGAACGGGATGGCGCGGACCTCGTTTCCTAGTCATGCCCTGACTATCGGGGAGTCGAACCCCAAGGCAGACGCGCCGCTGGCTACCGACCAGCCTCACAGCGTGGACTTCCTACCATGATCCGCGCCGCCAAGCCAGAGGACACGCTTGACCTGATCGAATTG